TGAAGTTTAGCAGATAATAATAACTAAAAAGGATAAAAGGTAAAATAAATGGCAAATTCAACTTACGGTACTGGTACAGCGTTACAGTTCGCAAACGGACAGCAACGCCAGATACTAGAACTAGGTGATAAAATACATTACTACAATCCTTCTGTTACTCCTTTATTGACACTTATGGGTCGTCTTTCTACAGTCGTTACTCCTGTGCCAATTTTTGAGTGGATGGAAGATGAGTATATGATTAAAAAATCAATCAAGCAAGACATTATAACAGAAGGTGCAGACAGTGCAACAGCTAATGTTACTGATTCTGCAAGTGGTGCTATTAACGGTCACAATGTAATTGTTAAGTTTGATAAGCAAGCTGCACTTGAAATGTTTGAAGTAGGAGCAATTTATGCTGCTTCTGTTTCAGGTGGTAGTGCTGCATTACAAACTGCTGTTACACATTTTATATGTGTTGCAATTGGTGAAAAATGTAATATGACAAGCCCAACATCAAAACATGTACAGTTTATTGGAGCACATGTAAAATCAGGAGATTCTTCAATTTTTCAAGTTGAGCAATGTGCTGATGGAAGTGATTTAATAACTGTAGATGCTGCTGGAGTGTTAACTCTAACATATGTAGGAACTGCTGGTACTTACGATGGTGGTTCTAATTTTGGTGCACAAGGATTATTTCAGGCAGAAAATCTTTATATTGATGATAAAGAGTATCAGTTAGAAGGTGGACTTGGTGCATATGCTGAAGGTGCTGCAATTGGTGAAGAAACTAGAAAAAGAGTCAGAAGGTTAAAAGGTTGTACTCAGATATTTAGAGAGCCTTACTCTATTACTGGTACTGCTGATGCATCTGCACATTACGGTGGTGATGAATTAAGCAGACTTCAAGCTAGAAAGCTTGCTAAAATTAAAACTGACATTGAGTTCGCAATGCTTACTAATGGCGATTTTAGTTTAGATGCAACATCTGAAAATCCAAAAAGAACAATGGCTGGTTTCGGAATTGGAACATCAGGTGGAGTTCTTTCATCTTTAGATGGTCGTTCTGATACTAACCTACAGCTTGATTTTGATGCAGCTGGCTTAGATGAAATGGATGCAGCGGTTGAATATATCTTCTCTGATATGATTGAAGGTTCAATGGAAAAGGTTGTTTTATGTTCTAATAAATTTTTAAGATTTATTACAGGACTAGGACGACAAGGTATTGGCCCAGCAGGCTCTTCTCCACCATTTGGTGAAGGACTTGTTCAAGGGCAAGCAAATGCTACTGCAGGACTACAGGTAACTAGATACCAAGGTCCAGTAGGAGTACTTAACTTTGTACCTCATCCAATGCTTAAAGGTGCTTTTGAAGATTTTGCATTAGCTATTGATCCAGCTAATATCGACATCAGACCTTTAGCTAGCAGAGACATGCAGTTGAGAACAGATGTAGTTAATGATGGTAGAGATGCTAGAGTTGACGAGTGGTTAATGGAAGTTGGTATGGAAGTTCGTAACGAACAAACACATGCTATCTTGAAATTAGTCTAATAGTTCATTATATTATAGGGGGTCTTATGGCCCCCTTTAATAAAGGAGAAACATGGCAGTAAAAAGAAAAAGACCAAAAGGCAGCCCTACACCAACTAACAAAGCTTTGTATAGTAGAGTGAAAGCTGCTGCTAAAAGAAAATTTAAAGTATATCCATCAGCATATGCAAATGCATGGCTTGTTAGAGAATATAAAAAACGAGGTGGTGGATACAGATAATGGCTTACAAAGGTGGCTTAACTAAATGGTTTAAAGAAAACTGGGTAGATATAGGTGCACCTAAGAAGAAAGGTAAGTTTCAAAAATGTGGGCGTAGCTCTGCTAGTAAAAGCAAAAGAGGATACCCTAAGTGTGTTCCTGCTTCAAAGGCTGCAAAGATGACAGCTGCTCAACGTAGAAGTGCAGTCAAAAGAAAAAGAGCAAAAGCTCAAGGAGTTGGCGGTAAACCAACTAATGTAGCAACATTCAAAAAAAGGAAGAAGCGTGCCAAAAAAAAGAAAAAGTAAAAGAGACCCAAGGTTAGCTAGGGCAGGTGTATCTGGTTTTAATAAACCAAAAAGAACACCAGGGCATCCCAAGAAATCACATATTGTTGTTGCAAAAGAAGGTGACAAAATTAAAACAATTCGTTTTGGTCAACAAGGGGCTAAGACAGCAGGCAAGCCTAAAAAAGGTGAGTCAAGACGAATTAAAATGAAACGTAAAAGTTTTAAAGCAAGACACAGAAGAAATATAGCTAAAGGCAAAATGTCTGCAGCATATTGGGCAAATAAAGTTAAATGGTAAAAGGAGGTCACTATGCCTTATCACGGTGGTGGAATGAAAAAGAAAGTTAAAAAGAAAAAAAAGAAAAAAGTCAAAAAACTTAAGAAGAAGAAATAGATGAGATATTTAGATGCATATGAACTTATAAGTACTTCGTTAATGGCGAACAATTTGCCATTTCCTGTAACAGAGCCATTGGTTGCTAGATTTTTTGATGACCATGTAATTAATGTTGCATTAAGATGTAATCGTAAAACTAACAAAGAAGTGTTATCTGTCAGTGGTACAAGTGCTGCTTTTACTAATACAGATATACAAGCAAAAAAGTTTACATCTCAAATATTTAAAGTTGAAAAAACAAATTCAGATGGTACGCTTGGTGCAGTGCCTTTTGTGCCTGAAAGTGCGGTATTAGTTGGAGATGATAAAACTATATCACATTTAGGTTATTATTTTAAAACAGATATATCAAGAGGAACTATTACAAATGTTAGCACAAATGCAACTACTGTAACTGTAACAGCTACTAATTCTTTAGATGCAGGTGATTATGTAATTTTATCTGAGATAGCTGGTAATACAGCAGCATTAAATAATTCTTGGGACTCTGTTGTAAATGATAAAAGATTTAAGGTTTTGGCTGCGACAAGTAGTAATTTTGCAATAACCACACCAGAGGCAACACCTGCAACATATACTGCAGGAGGTGTATTTGTTGAAGATACTAAAAAAATATTTTTTAATAAGAGCATAAGTGAAAATATCACTGTATATTATTATGCTTTACCAGAAGAAAAAAATAGTAACAAAAGCAGAATTGATATAGCTGATCAACTTATAACAGCAGCAATGCATTATACTTTTGCAGATATATATTTTATAACTTCAAATTTAGAATTAGGTGGACCACATAGAAACCTAGCAAACTCAATTGAAAAAGAATTTATGAAAGTAAACCGAGCAAAAGAAGCAAATCACGATATATTACCTGCACCATTACAGGATTTTTTATAGATGGCAACTTTTGTAACAAGAATAGAAGACTTAACAGGAACAGTTGAAACAGCTTATAAGTCAGGCAGCACAGACACTGATTTTGTAAATGATGCTATACGAGAAGCAATATATGAAATAATAAATCTGGCACCAGATAATTTAATTTTCAACTTTACTCAAACTTCAAGCGAAATTACATCGAATGGTCAAGCAAACCCTAATATGAAAATTTATGCTGTACAACGAGAATCTGGAGTAGATGGTGATTTTATTGAATGTAAAGAATTATCTGTAGACTATGAAAACAAAGTTCAAAATCCGAATAGTGTTTTTTTCGCGACTAAACAAAACCCTGTATACATTAGAAAGGATGCAAAGATATTCGTATACCCAGCTCCTAGTTCAAGTCCAGACACGTTCAAGTATACATTTGCAAATTATCCGACAGGTGATTTCGCTTCTCAATCAGCTATAAGTACATTCCCAGATGAATTAGAATATGTAGTAGTTTATGGAGCTGCGGTCAGATGTGCTATGCATAATATGTCTATTATTGAAAATGAAATAAAAGATGCTACTGATAATGCTAAAAAGTTATTTGATGTAGATTTATCTGAAGATGATGGAGCATCAGCAGAGTCTATACTGCACTGGTTAAATGATGAAGATTCAGAAATGTCTGCAGCAACATCACAAGCAGCACAAACAGAATTAGACAGAATGCAAGCTTTGATAACACAAAGAGAATCATTACAACAACTTATAGGAAACTTGTCAGGAGCCTACAAAAGCTCACTACAGTCAGCTGGTTTTATATCTATCCCTCAAACTGCACAGCAGGGAAGATAGATGCCAAAACAAATTCTAGAAATTAAAGATTTTTCAGGTGGACTGAATAGTCAGAATGATACAAAAGATTTACGGAACAATGAGTTTAGCGAAGCTAAAGGAGTAATGTTTGATAAGCCTGGACTAGTTAGAATGTCAAAAAGGTCTCAACAGGCACAAAATGCAGGAACAGATATAGCTAATTATGATTCTGTTGCAAGCGAAAAATTAATTAACGGATATGGATTAGGTTATTTAAATAGCGATACTATTATGGATAGTGTTAAGTTTGAAATTACTCCTGGAAATGCTGATGCCTGGACAAATAAATATTTAAGTTTGCGAGATGGTGCAGATGCAGGCAACTGGGGCAGCACTAATCATACAGTAATGAAAGTTGTTAAGTTTGTTGATAATGGCTCAGATAATGATTTTATATACTGCATCATTATAAAGCCAGGAACAATTGGCGAGCAATATACTGATAATGTAGGAACTTACGAAATATATATAGCAGATGATGCTTCTGGTACAAATTCTACTGATCAAAACATTACATTAGGTTTGAGCTCTGAAACATTAAATAACACAGACGATTTTTCAAGTAACTGGAATATACCAACTCCATCAGATGGAACTACATCTAGATTTAGTGTAGTGGGTAGTGGTGCTGGTGCTAGTTCTTATATTAAATATAATCCTTCAGCTACTGCTTCAGATGCTCAGAGTGCTTTTTATCAACTTGAAAGTGCTAATGCAGTTACTTGGTTAAACGATAAAGGCTATTTATTAAAAATGACATTTAATACAAGTTATGTTCCAGCAGATGGCTATATCATTGTTTACTTTTTGGGCAATACAACTACTATTTCTTTAAGAAATGTATCAGGAACTACATTAGAAGTATTTGTTCAGTCTGGTTCACAGACTGCAGATTCAAATGTTGTAAATAATTTAATTTTTCAATTTTTTCACGTAAGTAATGAAGTTCAAATAAATACAATATCTTTAAAGCAGTCAACTGCTTTCCAATATCCAAGTGAATATTTAAACTTTGATGACAATCAAGAAGGTGAAGCTAATTTAGTAGCGGTAAGTGGTACAGACTTTTCGATTGATAGATTTAGTTTTTTTATAAATGAATGGATGCCTGTATTAAAATATATGCCAGCTTCTGATTTTTTAGAGCAAGCTAAAATGCAAAATCTATCTATAAATAGTTTAGGTGAAGGTACTTTAAGAAACTCAACTGGCGGTAAAGTTTTAACATATCAAATTGCTGGTGCTTTACATTTTGTTGATACAAATTTTTTAACAAGCCACAGGCCAAACTTGTTGGCTAATTATTGGTTAGGTCATATAAAACAAAAATTATTTCCAGGTTTAAGTCAATCTCATAATGTAGATAGTTTTGTTTTTACTTTGATGGATATAATAAAACCTTTAAAAGGTAAACTTCATAATACTAACACAATTACACCAGAACTAAATCCTGGATATTTGACTATGATAGCCAGACCTGCTGATACAGATACTAGTTTAGTTGTATGGGAATCAGGGGCAGACCCAGATGGATGGTTTGCTGGTAAAAGTGGTGCAAGCACTAGTGCTTATTTGCACAATAGAGGAGCTTCATTTCCAAAAGATTTATTAGATACAGCAACAGGTCAAAATTCTGACAGTAATTTAGTTGGTGCTTATTGTGCAAGTAAATATTATTCAGCATCTGCTACAAATGGTCATTCGTATATTGTAATTGGATATCACTCTGATTATGACTACAATGGAGAAAGCGATACTGTAACAACGCCATTAAACTATTACAATGAAAATCAAAAAATAATTTACTTTGATTTATATTTAAGCGACTACTCTTACAATCTTTTAAGTGATTCAGACTCAAGTACACTGTGGTTAGGTAGTAAGCTTCCTTTTAAAGATACA